TGTGATTACCTCCGAATTTACTTTCCAATATTCACATCCAGATATCTGTTGGACACAAGGATGCCTTTCTCTTTTATTCTAGCACATATGGCAAAAAGTTCAAGACAAAATTGGCTTTTTGTGCTACAATTTTTGCCTCACGCATCATCGTTATTTTCCTGCCAAAGTAGTAAAACACGCCCTGCGTATTCCTTCACAATTTCCCGTAAACCACCTTCCACAAATTTCAATTTTAAGCTATGCACTTTTCATTCACGATTTTTCTTTTTTAAAATGCAGAAAGCTCCAGTCAGTTCATATATTTTTTGCGTTAAAACGCAAAAAAAGAGCCATCCTCCCGATTCTTCGAGAGAACAGCTCCATAGTATTGGCTTTATAAATATCAGATAGAAATGGTGTTACAAAAACCCCGTACTGTTGAATTTTGCTCGTATTATCGATATATTTTCGTCAAAAAATCCACCCAAACAATGCCCCGTCCAAATCCATTCGCCGTCTATCGAGTCCAGTTCTCTTGTTGATTATCAATCTTCTTATAATATCGCATTTCCTCTAAAAATAAAAGTCCCTGCAATTTTCGCTCACAGCTCCCACTCAGAGCCATAAACGATCGTTGCAGGGGCTTTCTTCATCTTACCGGTCACTCCATTTTGAATTTTCGGCAGTTCCTGCCTTCGGTGAGTGCCAGATGAACTATTTTCAGGCAGTGCAGAAGAAACATTCAGCGTTGGATACGTGTGTGGATCACGTTTTCCGCTCCTGCCCTGCCCAAAATATCATTTTTACTTCCCGCTCTTTGCCTTCAGGCGGTCGTACTCCTTGTCGGCCGCAATGGCTTCCTTCGTAAAGGAGTTGTTCTTCCACCATGCGACCAGTGCCGCAATGGTCGTGATGCCAGCCGTCACCAGCTGCTCCACAGTGGTGCTCTCGATGGGCAGAGGGCTCTTGCCCATGGCGCTCAGCATCTGGTTGGTCAGAGCCAGCAGAAGAACGGCGGTACGTGCAATGGTGCCTGCAGTAATGTTGAAATTCATACGTTGCTCCTTTCGTGTTCGTATTCATGTACTTCGATGTCGGACATTCTGTGGTTCAACACCTGAATGTCTCTCTGGATGACCGGGATCTTCTCCGCAAAACCGTTGTGCTTGCGGACTTCCCGGGTCAGCTCCTCAATTTTGTATTCCATCACGGCATTGGAACGCGAGTTTGCGATCAGTACGCCGATCAGGGTCACAACACCGCTGAGGATGGCGGCAATGATGCTTTCCATCGGCGCTCACCCCTTCCAGCGGCTCTTGGCTTTGCGCACGTCCACATGCACCCAGCCGTTGGTGCGTCCCAGACCGGGCGGGTAAATGCCGCAGCCACCGGCGTTGCCCAGCAGTTTGTCCGCGTAGGCATACACCCGCTCCACGCTGATGCCCTGCACCCGAATGTCTGCCGCCTTGCCGTACAGATGCTGGCTGAACTTTGCGGCATTCTTCTGCTTTGCGTTCCAGCTTGCCGTGCGGAATCCACTCGTGATTGTCACAGGCTTGCCAAAGTGCGTCCGGATCTTTTCCAGCACCTCCACAAGCGCCGTGTCAATGAACACCGGGTCGCTGCCGTCACGGCAGTAGAACTCGCGCACCTTGAAATGCTCCGAGAGCTTTTCGTTTCCATTTTTCAAAATGGAGTACGCTTCCAAACTCAAATATCATCCTTCCTTTCATCTTCCAAGCCGGAATGCTCCTTCTACCCGTTTCAGCGGCTTTACCTCCACAGGCAGGATATCTGCACACAGCATCGCCGCCACCGGCTTTGCTGCAGCATGCGCTGTGATCTTGATATTTCCCGTCACCGATGCCATTTTGATTTGTGCGCTCGCGTTGTCCTCTGCCACGACAACACAACTTCCGGTCACATCCGTGCCGCCCATCTCTACGGTCAGTTCCAGCATTTCTTTCTCGCTGTCGCCTACGTTGAACATGTTTTGATAGCTCATGCCGGCAACGATGCTCCCCACCGGGTTCGTCTCGCTCACGCCGTCCAGTGCACGCTCAATGGTAAAGCTCTCGTAAGCGCCTACCGTCACGGCGCACTCGGCTTTCACACCGCCGCACTCTGCCATCACCACCGCTGTGCCCTTCCGCAGGGCCAGAATGGTTCCATTTTGAGTAATTTTCACCACATCCCGCGGTTTCGCGGTCACGTTCATCTTGCGGTAGAACGTATTCGTCGGCCCAACGCCCACCAGCAGCTGGTACTCCATGCCTCTGTTCAGCTTCAGGTCGTATACGTTCAGCGCCACGGCTTCCACCTTCAGGGTGTACATGGTCGGGTGCAAGTTGTACTCCAGCGTGATCTTCGAGTGCCCCTTGTCGCTTTTTAACTGGTTCACCCACAAGAGACCCGAATAATAATGGCTGGGATTGTCCTCCAGCGCAAACCGCACCCGCTGTCCCTTCAAGGTCTCGCAGATGGTCGTGTACGCGGTCTCCCAGTCCCAGCCGGCATAGTCGTTTTCGAGGTAGAACTCAATTTTTCCGGTACGGTCATCGTAGGTAGGACGGTTTGCAGGGGTACGGCTGTAGTCCAATGCGCCGTCTCTGCCCGGCACAGTTACGAACTTTGTCCGCTCAATGGGTGGTGCGATCACCGGCCGCGAGGAAGGAATCAGCTTCCAGTCGTCCCAGGTGTCAATGTAGTCGTCGCCTACATTTATAATAAGAGAATGGTACATTGATCCTCCTCACTTGCTGATGTAGCCAATGGTGGACTGGATCGCGTTCCACGCCTTGCCCGCCGTCGCAAAGTTACCTGCCTGCAAAGACGAAAGCTTTGCCGTGGTCGCACCAAAGGTAAAGTCTTTCTGATCCAGCTCATGCAGCGGGATCACTTCCTTCGTGCAGGGCAGCCAGTCATCGATACCGTGCGGTTCCGAGAGCACGTACGTCTCCTTCATAAAGTCCAGCCGGTCGGTGTCCACGCCAATATCACACAGGTCTGCAGTGTTGATCTGCACACTTCCAGTGAAACCGCTGTACTTTTTCAGCTCGTCCGTGGCCTTCTTCAAAAGGCTGTCTCCCGTGGAATCGGTTCCTTCCACCACAAGGATGCGCTGACACAGGCCGTACTTCTTGATGGATTCTCCGTTGTACGCTTCCCGCGAGATGGGGTTCGTGGTCTGCCAGAAGAGCCATCCGCTCGTGTACCAGCCGTATGCCTTCACCGAGTTCACGATGTCCCCGGCCTTGATGTAGTACGAAATGTCCAGCAGGTTCTTTCCAAGCTCGATCACCTGATCGGTCTTGTCGTTCAGTTTTGCCAGATAGTCCAGATATCTTGTGTAAACGCGCACGCCGTCCACCATTTTGATTTCTTTGCGCAGGCGCAGATATCCGCCGTACTTCCCGGTCAGGCTGTTCGTCAGTACGCTCCAACAGTCGCTGATGGCCTTGGTCTCCTTGTCCGTGTCGCTTTCCGGCTTTTCCACGGTCACGTTTCCGGGCAGGAACACCTTGCCTTCGCCCTTGAAGCCGATGTGTTCTTCCGGGTCGTCCTCCACGGTCAGCGCCAGTGCCAGCAGTTCGGGTGCCGTGTAGAACTTGTTCTCCACCTGACAGTCTCTGTCCTGCAAGTATCCAAACTCGCTCTCGCAGGTCACTTCCATGTCCAGCTCAAAGTTCTTTTCCGTTTCAGTGATGTAGCCCATAAAGATCTCGCGGCCGTCCTCTTCTATGCTGACTACCGGCTTTTTCAGCTCCAGCTTGTTGTAGAACGGGTTCGAAACGGGCACTGTAAAGGTAAACGAGCTGATCGCGTTGGCTTCCAGTGTCACTTCCGGGTCAAGGATCACCGGCGCATTCTCGTTAAACGGATCGTCCAGAATGTTTCGCTCTGTCCAGTAATAGCTCTGTCCATCCGCCGTGCCTTTGATCTGCCCGATGTACACCACGTACCCGGATGAACGGATGCGGTTCACCTTGCAGCTTTTCCGGTTGGTGGTCCGGCCGTCGCTGGCTTCTACCGTCAGGGTATAGTCGGTGTTCCAGTCAAAGCTTTCCAGCTCTTTCTGTGATATTTCAAACCGGTATACTCCATTTTGAATTGCCGTAAACGTCCTGTGCACTTCGCCGTTCAGCTTTTCGGTCACGGTAATGGTATTACCATCTGCATCATAAACGCGGTACGGCAGCCCGAACTTTCCCCACCGCCCAAATACGCCGTTCATGCCAAAGTAGTTGCTCTGGATCTCCGGTCCGCTGTTGGCTGTCAGACATCCATTGTCGTCCACCGTGGCGTTCTCGTCCACGCAGAAACATACGAGAATATTCGGGCTGGAAACTCCCCACTGTCCCGTTGTCGTATCCCAGTAGGTGTTAATGTACCCCGGCGACCCGGGGTCGGCACCTCTGCCGTGCTTCACGTAAAGGCTCAGCGCCTCTCCGCGGGTGTTATCGCCATCTTCGTAGTTTTTGGTGCTTCGCGTGCTGAACACATACGTCCACAGGTCGTAGATGTTGCTTCCTTCGGTAATATCCGCCCTGCCGCCGCTCAGACTATCCTCAAAAAATCTTCGGATTCCCGTAAACAGCGCCGTATCTCCGCTGAAGTCTACTACCCTTGGCACAAAGAACCGCTGTTCTTCCAGCGTACCGCTCTCACTTGAACCATAATCATACCGGATCGTCACCGGCACGATGGTCTTCAGCGTGTCCTCACTCAGCCGTGCTGCGTAGGTGTTTTCCAGCCAGTTGCGCAGGGTCGGCTCGTTCTTCCACGAAACATCTTTCTTGTTGTTGCCCCACTTCACTGCGTCTTTCAGCAGAGTGGTGCGCATCAGCATGGTCTTGCCCTTGCCGTTCAGGTCTTTTTCGTAGTTGTGCTGGGCCACCACAAACTCTGCTGCAACGCCGTCCTCGTACACTTTCAGGGTATCACCGGGGTTCAGTTCTTTGATGATCGCCATTTTCTCACTTCACTTTCGCTGCAGTCAGCCGTCCCATCCGGTCATCAATGTAGCCAATGGCCTTTCTGCCGTTGATGGTCACGCTCATGCCCTTGATGCTCTCGGCCACGCCGTCCATGTGCCCGGCCAGTGCGTTGATGGCACGCAGTGTGTCCTCATTTCCGGCGCTCTTCAGTCCATTTTGAAGCTGCACTTCGGCATCGATCTTGTTTGCAAGGTTCCGGCTCACGTCTCCGTCAAGGCTCAGTGATTTTGTCCCTGCAAAGGCATTGTCGATCTCGTCCGCACCTTCCAGCACGTTGGTCAGGTCCACCACGGGCACGATCTGGGGCGTGTACTCGTAGTCGTCGCCCATCACCTTGCTGATGGTCCCAAGCGAATCCTTCGCAATGTCCATGGCGTTCTCGGTCATGTCACTCACGGCATCGTCCACAATGGGTGCATCTTCCTTCACGCCATCGCTGATGCCCTTGTCGATCTCCGAGCCAACGTCCTTTGCACCGGTGGCCTTTTCCTTCTTCCGGCTGCTGATAAACCATGCAATACCGCCGATCAATGCCGCGATGGCTGCAATAATGCCCACCACAATCAGCAGTTCTGGCAGCACCGCCAGTATGGAAGCGCCCAGCCCGCCCAGTGCTTCGCCAATGCCGCCAACTGCCATTCCTGCACCGGCTCCTGTCGTTCCCAGCTGTCCCAGCATGGGCAGCAGTCCACTCAGGGAATTGCCGACATTTGCCGCGGCTGTCCCGATGTTAGCAAGCTTTCCCGCAAGGTCTCCATTTTGAATTCCGGAAAACAGCTTCAGCAGCATGTCTCCTGCCCCGCCGGTCAGCTGCTTTCCGGTGTCCGTAAACAGCAGATCGATCAGTCCCGTTGCCGCCGAAATAATGGCACCGGCGTAGTCTCCCTGCATGGCGGATGCAATGGCCGAGACGAATTCCGTCCCGATCTCCATGCCTTCCTCGCTGAATGCCGCCTTGAATACGGTGCTCAGGGTGTTCGTCATCTCCTCGCCCATGGCTCCGGAGACCTTCGTCCACACCTCACTGCACGCATTGCTGATGGGCACCCAGTTCTTCTGGATGGCATTGGCAAGCTTTACCACCGCGCTTTTGGCGCTGTCCTCAAGGCCCATGGCATCTGCCAGTGCCCCTGCAAAGCTCACCATAGAACTGCGGGAGGAAAGCAGCTGGTCCTTCAGGTCGTTCACATCGTCTTTGCTCAGCGGATTGCCATTCAGGTCTTTGCCGTCAGCCAGCTGCTGCTGGATGAGCCGGGTCTTTTCCAGCTCGGCATTCATGTTCTGCAGTGCTTCCACTGTGCCGAGGATGCTGGTAGTAATGCCCTGATACTTTGCTTTTCTTGCCTCAGCGCTGTTCTCGCCGTATTCTTCCACGGCCTGCTTGTAGGCCTCTGCACGGTCTGCAAGACTGCCGTCGCCGTAGATGCTGGTCAGCAGGTCCATCCGACTCTGCATCCGGCTCTGTTCATCCTTGATGATGGAAAGCTGCGCATCCAGCTTGCTCAGAGACTGCTTTGCAATGTCATTTTGAAGCTGCAGGCTCTCGGTCTGCGCATCCAGATAGTCGTTCCAGGCTTCCTTTGTGCGCAGGTCGCTTTCGCCGTATTCCTTCCGCAGGGTCTCCCACTGTTCTTTCGCCTTGGCTTCTTTTTTCTGCTTCAGCTCCAGTTCGTCCTTCTGGTACTCAGTCTCCCGATCGATCTTGTCCAACTTTGAGGCAGTGTTGCTGTTCTGGGCCGTCCAGAGGTTATACTCTTTTTCCAGTGTACCAAGGTCGGTGTCATACCGCTTCGTGATGTCTTCAAACAGGCCGGTGTACTGGTCTGCCTGCAATTTCGCAAGGCTAGTCTTTTCGCTCAGCAGGCTGGCGTAGGCTTCCTTGGTCTCTGTCTTGTCCGCGCCCCAGCGCTTCAGCATTTCGTCGTACTTTGCCTGTGCAATGGCCACCCGGTCGGTCTGGTTCGCAATTTCTGCCGCCGCGTTCTCCATCTTCTTCGCCAGCAGCGTGTCCTCGTCCGCACTGTATTGGTTCTCGGTCTGCCACAGCTCGTACTCGCTGTCCAGTGCTTCCCGTGCCGCCTTGTTTGCTTCCAGCTTCGGCTTGTACTTTTCCTCGATCTGCTGGGCCACGGTCTTCTTCGTGCCGGAGGAGCCTTTTTTCTTGCCGGTGGTTGTCGGTTTTTTATTCCCGTCATCGTCCGGGTCCTTCTTTATATCCGCGTCAAGGTCTTCGGCAGTCAGTCCGGTCTTGCCGCCGGGCCGCTTCACGCGGTAGGCCGATATTTCTTTTTCATACCATTCGTCAAAGCCCGGCATTCCCTGATATTCACTGCCACTGAGCAGTGCATTTTGAAACTGACTGCCGTAGTTCTTTGCCTTATTCAACAGTCCCGGGAACAACTTATCCAGCCAGCTTCCGGCAGAATCCAGCATTCCGCTGATACCGTCACCAATGGCAGCCGTGCCGTCCGTTCCGGTCAGTCCTTCCTTGAAGCCCTCCGGGATGTATTCGCTCAGGTCTGCCATCCGTGTAGAGGGCGAGTGAATGCCCCAGAAATTGCGGAAGAATGTTTCTACGGTACTGCACAGTGTCGCTATACCGCCGGTAACAACGTTCGTGCTTTCCGGACCGGTCAGGCCGTTTGCAAGGCCCTCGGCCATATAGGTGCCGTATTCCGTCATTTCCCTCTCATCCGCTGCTGTGTCAGCAGAGTCAAGCAAACTTCCAAGCAGTCCGCCTTTCACGGTAAACCAGTTCGCCGGGTTCAGCTGTTTGCCGATCAGTTCCCCGGCTTCGTCTTTTTTCTCGCCAAGCCATTCCACAAACTGGCTCCACAGCTCTTCCAGCGCGCCTTCAATGCCGTTTCCCTCGCCACCTTCTCCGCTCCATGCCCAGCCGATCAGATCGATCACGGTCTGGATCAGCACTTTGCAAAGGGTCAGCAGCGCCGCGCCGATCGGCTCCGCGCAGTTATTGATAGTATTGCAGATGGCTGTCAGGATCGCTGTCAGCGCCGCTTCAATGTCGTCTGCTGCATTCACGATCACCTCGCGCAGCGGTCCTGCAAATGCACTCAGCACTGTCAGGATCGCCGCGGCAATGCTCAGCTTGATAATGCCTCCCGCAAATGCACTGAAGGCTTTGCCAAGGCTGATAAGACATGCCGAAAATACCACCATGCCTGCCGCCACCGGTGTAATGGCACCAACGGCAAACAAGCCCAGCATGATGCCAATGGTTCCGATCACTCCCGCAAAGGCTTCTCCTGCCGTCAGGCTGGCCAGTCCCTTAAAGGCCGGTGTCAGGATCAACAGTGCAGTGGCCAGCATCAGGCAGGCACCGGCTGCAGATGCCAGATTTGCGGAAACAAATCCCAGCCCCCAGCATCCTGCGATCAGTACGCCAAGTGCTGCTGCAAGGCTGAACACGCTCTTTACAATATCTACAAAGTCAACATCCGCCAGCATTTTGATAGCCAGTGCCATTTCGATCATTGCCGCGCCCATGGCCACCATTGCCACCGCCGCAGCCGTGCTCTCGGGAGCCTGCTTACCGAGCAGATACAGTGCGCCTGCCAGCCCAATCAGCATTAAGCTCACACCGGCCATACCAGCGCCGCCGGCGTCCGTCCCCATGGCTTTGCCCATCTGTTTTACGGCAGCTGCCATCACCAGCAGCGAAGCGCTGGCGATCACCATGCTCTCTGCACCCATTTTCATCCGCAGGGGGTTCACCTTCGTGTTTGCCATCAGCACCAGCAATGCCGCAATGCCACTCACCACAAGCCCTGCGCCCCGGATACCGTCCATCATGCGGTCACCAAGGCTTGCAAAGATCGCCACAGCCCCTGCCGCCATCAGCAGCGCCGTTCCCATTGCATTGATGGCAACCAGCATTCCGCCCAGCTTCACAAGATACTTGATGATCTTGTCAAGGGTGCTCATGTCTGCTTTTCCCGCCAGCTTCTGTGCAAAGCCTGCTGCTACGGTCAGGATACTCATGGCAATGGCCACGCCATTGATGGCTTCCACGGCCCCGTCAATGTCAAGGCCGTTTGCTTCCGCTTTTGCCAGCGGGATCAGTGCCAGTGCGATCATGTCCACCGCAGCAGCTGCAGCCACAAATCCGCCCGCACCCTTCACGCCGCCAAGCTGCTTGTTGAACAGCGCCAGCAGTCCAGTCATTCCGGCCAGCATCGCTGCAATGTGTCCAACCGCTTCCACACTTTTCTCTGCCTGGGCCGCGTCCATTTTTCCAAGCTTTGCAACCGTGTTCGTCAGCGCCGCCATGCCGATGCTGATAGCTACAACGGTCCCGATCAGTTTCGCCGTGTCAAGGCCTGTCAGGTCGGTGGCTGCCAACACTTTCAGCGCCACCACCATGCTAAACAATTCCGAGATCACGCTGGCCAAAGCCTGCACCGCCCGCATCGGGTCGTCGATCTTCGCCAGCAGATACATACTCCCGCTGATTAACGCCACCGCCGTTGCAATGGCTTTCGCCGCTGTGACAAGGTTGTTCGTGGTGTTTGCCTTCGTCCAGGTGTTCACGGCACCCGTCAGGCTGTTAAAAAAATCGCCGATGGGGTTTGCCAGCGTTTTCTTGAAGTTGTCGCTTGCCTTCTTCAGCAGCACCGTTGCACCGTAGATCGCTGCCGCCAGTGCGCCCACGTCAATCAGCGCCAGCAGCCTGTAGATGTCCACTCCATCCTGCAGGTTGAAGAAATCCTTCACCGCGCCGAGTGCATTCCTGCACGCACCGCTGATGCTGCTCATGATGCCGGTCAGCGTTCCGCCAAAGTCCGCCAGCGCCTTTTCTGCCTTCTCCGGCAGGCTCAGCACCACGTCCCGGATGTTCTTCAGCAGCGGTACCTTGCTGTCGGCAAACTCGCTCACCGTGTCCCCGGCACCCTTGAACCCGTTGAATACACGGGCGATCAGTGCGCCCACACCCTCAAAGGCTCCCAGCAGAATGCCGCCCAGCAGCTGGAACGCCGTACCGATGACGTTTCCTGCCGATGTATTCTTCCTTTTGATAGGATTTCGTATATGCATTCAGGTGCCGAATGCGCCGAACTGCTTCTTTGCCTCTTCCATGTTTCCGCCGCGCACAAGGGTCTTCACGCCCTTCACCACGTCCGCAATGGGGCTCACCAGCGCCGCAACAGCACCCACAAGGATGCCCAGCACGTCACTAAGGCTCTCTGCCTGTCCAAGGCTTTCGTCCACCCATGTCAGCAGATTGCCGATGCAGCTTCCAATATTCAGCAAAAGGTCGCCCATCGGGCTCAGCAGATCCAGCAGCTTTCCAAGGATCATAAAAGCAGTCTTGCCAACCGCCTTCACGCCCTTCAGCCCGATGCTCAATACACGGAATACGCCGGTAAATACTTTCTGCACCTTTTCTGCAGTTTCTTCGCTCAGCGCCATTTTCCCGGTCAGCTCGTCAAACCCCTTCAGGAAGTTGTACAGCGGGCTTCCGTCGGTCATGAACACGTCACCGAATCCGTCCCGGATCGGGCTCAATACGCTGTTGATGCCTTCCAGCACGTTCAGGATGCCGTTAAAAAAGTGCTCCCGGCCGCTCAGCTGGTTCATCTTACCCGCAAGGTCGTCCAGGTTCACACTGCCATTTTGAATTTGCTCCGCCAAGGAGTCGTAGGCATTTGCCAGCGCGTCCACCTTGTCCCGGTCAAACCCCAGCTTATTCAGCTCTTCGTCGCTCATGGCAGCACGCTGATGGTAATGCTCAGCCGCTTCACCAAGCACTTCGTACAGCTGCTGGGCGGTCACACCGCTTTCTTCCAACGCCTTCTGGAAACTGCCAGCCTCTTCAATGCCTTCCTCACTCAGCAGGCCCTGATTCACCAGTGCTTTCTGCAAAAGGCTTGTGTAGTTGTCTCCGGCGTCACCAAAGCCTTCCGTTCCCAGCAGCTGGTCAAGGCCGGAGTCGAAGGCGTTCTTTAGCCAGTTGTTCCGCCCGGCCGCACCGCCTGCGAACATGTTCCAGAACTCTTCCGCCAGATCGCTCCAGAATCCTTTTGCTTCCTCGTAGTTGCCAAACAGGATATCAAAGGTCTCCATCCAGCCGCTGCTCACAGCGTCCTTCGTGGCGTCCACCGCTTCGCTGAAGCTCTTTGCTTCCTGTGCCGCCTTAAAGGCCTTCACGGTCACTTCGTCGTACTTGTCAGCCAGGGCATCAATGGCCTGTGATGCCAGCATACCGGGATTCGCGTCCACCATCTTCTTCACGGCTTCGCTGAACTCGGCAAACTTGCCAAAAGCGGTCTCCATCACCTCTTTGTCAGCCCATTTTTTCGATAGCGTTGAGCTGAACGTGCCAACCGTCACATCGCCTTCTTTGATCTTGCCAAGCGCTACACCGGTTTCGATGATCTGCTTTTTCAGCTCAGCAGTTGCCACACCCGCAAGCTCTACCGATTTCCAGTCCATCAGGCTCAGATAACCCTGACTGTAACTCTGGTTCAGGTTATAGATCACGCGGGAGAACTCGCTTGCACCCTTGCCTGCATAGGCCGTGGCGTTTGCCATACCCATGATCATCGGGATAACTTTCTCAATGTCACCGCCGGACGCCGTAAGCTGTCCAAGGGATTGTGTCATGTCGGTAAAGCTGTAGCTTGTCTCGTCCGAAAACCACATCAGCTTGCTAAGGTAGCCGTTCACCTTTGCTATGCTCTTACCCGTCGCATTCATGATGGTCTGCACGCTGGCGGTCTTCTGAGCATACTTGCTCCAGCCGCTCGTCACCTGATCGAGGGAAAGGCTCTTTACCAGTCTTTCACCGGTATCCACGGCCTGCCTTGTAATGTGGCTCAGGGCCGCAACGCCCATCACTTCCACGGCCGAAAACTTTCCGCTCAGGTTGTCCAGCGCGCCCTGCATCTCGTCAAAGTCCACTTTGGCCGATGCATCGCCGATCTTTTCAAAGCCCTTTTCCGCGCCGTCCAGCCGTAAGCTGTCGTTCAGCCTTTCAAGGCTCTGCATGGTCTGGTGCACATTCTTCTCAAACTGCGCGTTGTCAAACCGCATTTCTACTACGCGCTCGTCCACTTCCTGGCTCACAGGCTCTTTACCTCCTTCCACAATTCATCGGCCAGAGCAGAAAAAATCGGAGCCAAGGCAGGGTTAATGTAATCTACCCCCTGCACATAGGCTCCGTTTCTTGTGCCATGTCCGTATTGTAAGATCACCGCAATGGGCACTCCGTCCACAACGTTGCCGTTCTTCCAGCACAGCGTGGCCCCGCTCTTGTCCATTTTGATTTCGTAGCTCCAGCTTGCCGCCGTCTTTCCGGTGGCCTTCGGGGTGGCATCTGCAAGCCGCTCTACACCAAGCTTTCCGTATTTCTCAAGGATCGGTCGCACGCTCCAGCTCTTGATGTGGCTGAAAAAGGTCAGGCTTTTCTTAAAGTTGCCTTTCTGCCGGATCTCAATTACCTTGCTCAAAAGCTCTTACCCCCTCGAGTGGAACTTCGCCCTGCGCTGTGCATTCAGTGCCCGGATATGCGCCGCCTGCTCGTGTCTGCCCATCTTCTCGGGCGGCAGGTTCTCTTCACCGCAGGCCCGGATCAGTGCCAAAAGCCTGTTCAGGTGCCACTTTTCGCACTCAAATGGGATGCCGTAGCTTGCCATGGCGGCATAAAACAGGTCTGCCGTCTGGTAGCGTGCGCGCTTCTTGCCGCCTTTGCGGTCTTTAAAGGTCGCGGCCGTCATCGGGTCGCTCATATATCGTTGAATGGCCAGCCAGTCTTCCCGCCGCAGTCTTGCGTATACGGTCGGGTCCACACCCTTTGTCAGAGTCATGCATCGGACGAAATCAAGCGTTTCTTCGTGTGTTTTCTTCACGTTTTCGTCCAAGTACGGCTTGTGCCACTTGCTTTCCCATTTAGACAGGGAGAGCAGGCTGTATTCCAACCTCAAAGTTACCGGCTCGTCGTATACGAACATGTTTGTTCGCTCATCCCAGCGTTCTTCGCCGGGAATATGCAGCTCAAGCATTCTTTCACTCTCCCTGTGCTCTTAAATGTGCTCCTTTAAAAGGCTCCCTCTTAAAGGGGGCTGGCGCGTCAGCGCCTGAAGGAGTAAAAAAAATAAAGGCTGCCCGGAAATTTCCCGGCGCAGCCTCTCTCCGCCAAAGCGGCAAAATATCAGAGCTTATCAGCCCTGTTCCGATGCCATGCTCAGTGCAGGCGCAGCGCTTGCGGTTGCGGCCATCTCCATAGCCGGGTTCTGCTTCGGCATGTCGGCGGGCATAATGCCGTTCACAAAGGCACTTGCTTTGGCCTCGTCCGTCACCAGATCCATGTAGATCATGCTGTAGGCCGGATGTGCCTCAAACTCAGCACGGATGGTGTCGTTCTTCATGAACAGGCGGCCGTCTGTACTCTTCTTGCCGTAGCTCTTCAGCACCACATCCTTGAACAGCTTCACCAGCTCCAGCTGGCTCTTCGCTGCAATGATCCTCTGGATGTAGGCACGCATGCCGCCCTCCATACTCAGCTCCATCTCGGTGATCTCTGCCTTCGACAGGTTGAAGTAGAAGTCCTCGGTGCGCTGGTTGCCGTCATAGTCGGTATAGGAAATGGTCTTTTTCAGCATCTTAATCTCTCCTTATCGGTTCATTTTGATTTTTTCCTCTCAGCAAAGCTCGCCCCTTCGGGAGAGCTGCAAGCATCACCGGCAAATGCCGGACTGCGCGATGAGAGGGCGTTTTTTACACAGCAGCCTTTACTGCAGCGAGCAGCTCGTCCGGGGTGGGCAGCTTTGCATTCTCGCTGTCGGTGCCGTACAGCAGGTCTTCCACGGCCTTCATCTGCTTTGCGGTCAGCTCAGTGCTGTCAAACTCTGCCACCGCCGCAGCCTTCAGGTCTGCAATGTTCACAGGCACGGTATCGCACTCCCAGCTGAAGGTCTCGGCATCCGGGCTGTCGTTCATAGTCTCGTGGCTCTTCTCAGCAGGCTTTGCGGTCGCATTCCACACCACATGGATGATGTAACCGGCATCGGGGTCCTGATCGGTGCCCATCTTGGTCTGCCATGTAAAGCCGAATGCCTTGCGCTTCTGCTGGCCGATGCGCACGCCCTTCACAGGACTGCCCAGACCGTCGCAGGGCTCAAACTCGGGCGGGTACATATAGGATTCAATGGTAAAGCCGTAGTCCTCGCCGGAGATCAGGCGGGCGTACTTCATGTTGTCAGCCCACAGGTCGGTAGGTTCTGCGCCGCTGGGGCTTTCCGTCACGCCGGTCAGGCCATTCCATGCAGCGCCATTGTCGTAGCCCTCGCCATCGGCCTTGGGGTAAACCACGCCGTACGAAACACCGGCGTGGAACTTGCGGGTACCGTCAACGTCCCAATTCAGTTTTGCCATAGGTTTTGTCCTCCTTTATAAATAGGTATCAGTACCACACGCTGAATACGTCGTGGTATAAGTTGTCCGAAATAAAATGGCGGTCATAAGAAGCCTTTGCAAGCAAACTCATGGCCGCTGTCATTTCGCTGTCCGGTTTCGTGTCGATCACGGTAACAGAATAATGGAAGGTCTGGCGGTATACGCGGTCGTCAGCCTTCGGGCTGCGGATCTTTTCCAGCTTGTAGCAGATACAAGGGTATTTCATCCGCAGGTTTGCAGGCGGCTGGTAGTACACGTTTTCACTGCCGCACCGCTGTTTCACGATGCTGCGCAAAAGTGCATCCAGCCCGGAGCGTCTTTCACTCAGTTTCGTTGCCATGCCATAACCCTCCCAGCGTCAGCACGATGCGTGGGTACTCCACGCTCGCGTCCGTCACCTTCCATTTTCCGCCGTAAAGCGTCACATACCGGAGATTGCAAAAGTGCTCCTGAACATACGGGTCAGCGATAACGCTTAACGTGTTCGCAAGGCTGATATCATCGTTCACCTTGTCACTGGACTGGTTCCTGCGCGTATTTCGCATAAGGTCGCCGTAACAGTCACGCTCTGTCACGATCTCCGAGTACACACTCGGCTCTGTCTCCTTGGTCTCCACGAAACCAAGCTTCCCAAACCACTTGCTCATAGCACTTTCACTCCATCTTGATTATTCTGCTTACTTTTCGGCAGAAGCAGCCCATGCCTGGGTCTTCACGGTCTCACCGGTCACAACGGTGATCACACCGGTCGCACCAAAGGCCACAGGCACCAGATAGTTTGCGCCCTCCACGATCACCAGACGGCCCTTCTTGAAGGCATCCTCGATCTCGACCTTGGTCACGGTCTCCTTATAGCCTTCGTCGGCATACAGCTTGTGGTCCGCGGTCTTGCCGTAGGCCATGTAGTTTGCAACGTGCAGGTCCTTGCCCTGCTCATAGAGCTTGTTCAGCATTTTCTATCATCCTTTCCTTTGAAAAAGGCTCCCTCATTGAGGGAGCTGGCGAACAGCGCCGCCGTCAGGCGGACTGTGAGACTGAAGGAGTCTCTCATGCCGCCCACTCGATGGCCATAGCGCTGTAGGGGCTGGTCAGTGCGCCGGAGCAGCGGGTCTCGATCAGGTACTTCTGTGCGTTGAAGTCGATGTCAAAGTCATCGAACATGCTCACGGCACCGCCCTTGTCCGCGCCCACGGTATAGTCGGCCAGGTTCACGATCACAGCAGCCAGATCACCGCCCTTGGCACCCTTGCGGCCTTCCATTTCGGGAATGGTCACGATCTTGGCAACACGCAGCTTGCGGGCCAGTGCAGCCTCGTCCGTATACAGCTGGCGGCCCATGCCGTCTTCCAGCAGCAGCATCTCAGTCAGGACATCCTCGGTAGTAAACATAGTCGGGGTGCCGCTGCCGCGGTAGTCCTTGCGGGCACGGATGGCCTGCTTGATAAAGGCCTTGTACTTGTCCTCCACGGTGGAAAGGCCGGTGGTCTTCACCTGCACTTTGATGGTAAACAGGTCGGCGTCGTTGAACACCGGGCGGATGCAGTTCTCATCGATCTTGTCACGGCTTTCTGCCATGCGGCCGTCACCCAGAATGTAGGCCAGCGCCAGCTCACGGTTCAACTTGTAGCGCATCTCGTTGCGCAGCCATGCCACCACGTCAAAGCTGGTAATGTCTACCACATCGTCGCGATCCAGCTCCTGCTTCTTGTACACCGTGGTCGGGCCGGTGGAGCGGCGCAGCAGGCCGAACACCTCTTCCGTCTTGTAGTTGCCCTTCAGGTAGCCCTTGGCACGTGCATCATCCTCGGTCAGGTCGGCGAACAGGCTCTTGAAGCGGCTGAACGGGATGTGCTTCACGCCGTCCATCACCACGCTCACCCAGTCGTCGGGCTTGTCAATGATGCGGGGCGTGGTGTCCAGCAGGTGATCTTCCGGGAACAGCCAGTCGATATTGTCAATGCCGTGGCACAAAGCGTCCACCTCGCTGTCCTCAATGCCGGCATTTGCAAAAGCGGCCTTCATGGTGCCGCAGGTCTTGGCGGTCTTCACCACCTTGTTGATCTCGTCGATGCTGTGCTTCAGCACGGTGCCCTTCGTGTCCTTCTCAAATACGTTCTGCTTCACGGTTTCTTCCTCCTCATCGTTAGTCTCTTCGCCGTCACGCTTTTCCAGGGCCATGCCCACCAGTGCGTGGCAGCACTCCTGCTGTTCGGGTGTCATGCTGTTGTACACCTCTTTCAGCGTCTTGCCGTCCTTCTGTTCGTCCGCCCTCTCGGCTTCCTCCTGTGTTGCTTTGTCGGTCGCTGCATCACCGCTGTGTACAAGGTCGTCCAGCGGTTCGCCGTCCGGGTCCAGTCCATGGGCAATGCTCAGGCCGCCGTCTGTGTAGATGAATGCTTCGCCGCCCTCGTAGTCCTCGTCAGCACTGTGCTTCACCACCTCGTCGATCAGCGCACCCGGGTTACAGCCTGCCAGCACAAGGCTCACTTCCTGAATAATGCCGTGCTGGACCGTGTTGCCCGTCTTCTTGATGCAGTTTGCATAGATGGAAAAAGCGTTCAGGTCGCCATTTTCCACGCAGGCCTTCGCGGTCCGGCCAGTATCCGTATCGTTGAACTTTGCGTAGCAATACATGCCCCCGGGTCGGTTCTCCAGCAGGCAGTGGCCAAGGACGTTTTCCAGGTTGTCATGGTCATGGTTGTACACCATGGTCACAACTTTACCGTCGCATTCCTGGAACGCATTCGGTGCAATGGTCAGGCCATCATAGCACTTGGTATTAACCTTCGTGGCCCAGCCGCTGCAGTCATAATCAAACTTCGACATTTTGATTTGCCATACTCCTTTCTACGGCTTCCTTTCCAGCCGTGATCGTTTTGTTTCTCTCAGCAATCTCCGCATCGGATTGCGAAATGTTGCTGTTCCGCAGTTCGTCCGCCTTCGGGTCCTTCGAGGGCTTCATTCCCAGTAGCTGCCGGAACTCGTTGCTCGTCAGGATCTCGTTGCGGGTAAACTTGTCTGCCATCTCGGCAACGGCGCTCACCGGTGCCAGCTTGAACGGGTCGCGGAAGTACATCACGCTTTCGTGCCCTTCCTTCCGGTCCTCCTCTGTCAAAAACTTTCGCTTCAGCTCGTCCACGGCTGCTGCCACAAGGGGTTCAATGGTACGGTTCTCATAGTTCGTCATCACCGCATCGCTTGCTGTACCGTTCATGATCTCCGGGGTAATGCCTAACTGGCTGTATGCCATGTTGGTCAGGTATTCCACGGTTTTCAGGAGGTTGTTTTCAAGGCTGCGGTTCAGCTGTGTAATGTGTTCCGAACCATCGGTGTAGGCAATGCCGTATTTAGAACCGGTCAACTGCCGTTCGATCTCGGCTCTCCGGTCGTCCGCTCTCTTTTTCTGGATGTCGTTGCGCACTACGTATGGCAGCTGGATGATAAGATCTAGTTTTTCAGATCCCAGCTGGTCATCCACCACGTCCATCAGGTTCAGCTTGCGGATCAGGCGCTGGATGGTGCCGTTCGGTTCGTTCATCACCGCGTAGAACGGGTTCTCGATCAGGGCCACTTCTGCTTTCGGCAGGGTGATCTCCTCTTTCTGCCCGGTCTGGTCGTTGTACACTTCCAGCCGCACATCATCGGGGTACCATTCCTTCACCTTCGCCACCCGCATGGAAAGGATCTTCGCTTTGCCGGTCTCTTCGTCCACATCCACGTCCACCGGCACCAGCGCCGCCGCGCCCTCGTCCAGTACAGAGAGGAACATGTCATACCGCAGTGCCCTGCCGGTCTGGTCCTTGTTGCCGGAAAGGTTCAGACAGCAATTAAGGCCCGAATCAACGGTTTCGTCGTAGCGTCCGTTTTCATCGAGCCTTACGTGGTTGATTGTGATGCCCGCTGCGTCCATGGCAATGCGGGTATATATGGCGGTCATGATCGTGCGGTCGTTTGCACGGTTCAGCCGTACCCGGTCAGGCCGGTAGCTGCTTCCTCCGCCATAGTAGTTCTTCCCGGGAGGGTCCCGGTTCGTAAAGGCGTTCCACGCCCGTTTCAGGCGGGAGCCAACATTTATCGCCATTTTGATTTTTCCTCCCGGTCAGTTCTTCTTGTCGTCCTGTTTTGCCTGTCAGCCACTGGCGCTGCCGCTTACAATGGCATTTGCCAGATCAGGGTTTTCAAAGGTGTTCGTCACAAACTGCTTTGCGCTGTAACTCATTGCGCCCGCCACAGCCTTAGTCAGGAACTGCTTCCCGGCGTCCTTCATCACGCTTTTCACAAAGCTCTGCCCGCCGTACACATCACTGCGCAGCTGTTTCACGTCCTTCTGCAGCTGCAGCCGTTCTTTCTCCGCTTTCAGTTCCCGGTTCGGGTCGTCCGCGCGGATGTTGGTATCCCCCTGCAGGTCGCGGTACTGCTTTTCCATCTGCAGGCGGTTGATCCGTGCCCGCAGCTCCTCGTCCGAGTAGTCCTCGGCCTTGCCACCCTTCCGCTTCGGGGCGTACTCCGTCTTTGCGGTCGCACCTTCACCGGCGTTCTCATCCCCGGCATAGTGCTTTTTTCCGGCTGCGGTCAAAGTGCCGTCCTTGTTCTGGTACCGCCGAACGCCCCACTTCATGCCCTTGATGCCTGAATGGTGGAGTGCACAGTTCTTTTTATGCTCCCACCAGTCATTTTGATTTGTCATTTACTCACCTTCTTTCGCGCTCTATTGCTTTTATTCGCGTTTATGCTATACTGGCTTTAACAGCCATTCTGTGAGGAAGGGGAATCGTGTATGTGGAGTGCTAAATGCCCCAAATGCGGAGCAAAGATCCTGTTTGAAGATGCCAACGCAAAAGTCATTCAGTGTGCGTCCTGCGGAGCACAGGTCCGCGTTAATATCAACGTGAACTATAACTACTCCAAATCAGAGCACACCGAGCATATCGTCGATGATGCAAAGATCAAGCAGGCCCAGAATGTCGATCGCGTCATCAACCTTTTTGCCTCTCCCGTCGAGGAGCGACGCGCCAAAAAGAAGTCGGAAGAAGAGCGTATCCAGCGCGAAGCAGACCAAGCCGAGCGTATCCGCAAAGAGCAGGAGGCAAAAGACGCTGAAGAACAGCGTGCTTACGAAGAATGGGCCTCCGCTCAGCACGAAAAACATGCCCGCCAGGCTGGGCGCGCAATTGCCAAGGCAATCAATTACTATCGTGCCAACGAACGGAAAATCCTCATCAGCGTCGTTCTCATTGTTGCTCTTCTCGCCTGCCGCGGTGTTTACGATTCCATCAATCAAAAGCGGGAACAGGAACTCGCCGCACATCAGGCCGAGCTTGCCCGCCTGAAGGATGAAGAGATAGCCGCATCGCACCTTGCTATGGGCGAAGTCCGCATGCCAAACATTTCCATGAGCGAAGATGCCCGCGATGTCATGAAAAAGCTGCGTGATGCCGGTTTCATCAATATCGTCGATCAGCCAAAGCAGGATCTCGTTCTTGGCAAAAATCACGCTCAGTACGACATCATAGAGATCACTGTAGACGGCGCACCTTCCTTTAAAACAGGCGATTGGTACCCCCTCGATACCGAGATTGTTGTGTCCTATCATACCTATATTTTCGAGTAACGACGAAAGGAGTGCTCTGCATGACGGTCACTTGCCCGAACTGTGGTAGTGAAATTCCAGTACCAACCCGAAAGAAAAAGTCCATACAGTGTCCTTACTGCGATATGGGTGGGCTTGAACTTGACCTTGATTATTTTGATGAAGAAAGCAATCAACCGGTTACCGGATGGAGAAGTTTTGAATTTCAGCATCCGCGTGCCGCCAAAGCCGTCAAAGCAACCGGATATGCCGCTATGGCAGCAATGCTTGCTGTCGGAGGCATTGAACTTGCAAAAGATAAAATTGCCGAATTAACAACTAGTCCAGAAACCAAATCTGCTGACGAGCCTCTAATTCCAGAATCTTCTACGGACGACAGCCTGTCAGATTCATGCGTGCCTGAAGCAACAAATTCGTACATAAGTCCTGATGAGTATGACTCGGTTCTTCGTCAACACGACTTAAGCATAAGAAATCTTGGAGAAAACCGTGTTCATTCTCCTGAGAAAGAAAAACAAGCAGCTGATCTTGGAATAAAGCTTCCACCACATCAAACCATAGTAAACCCATTTCCCCAGCATCACAGGGTAAAGAAGCAAGAATCTTAATCACTCAAACGCATCCCGGTTCTGCTTCCACGCAATGTAAGCATCCATCATAGCTGCCACAGCATCGATCTTCTGGTCCTGCCGCTGCTTGTAAAGCTTCCGGTTGCCGTTGGTGTCCACCAGTGCAACGCAGTTGCCCATCGCAAACTGCATCAGCTTTTCGTCAAACAGCAGCTTCCGCTGTTCGCTCAGCTTTTTCAGCTCGCCCAGCGGCACGCTCTCGGTCCTCGCACCCTGAATTACTTTCGTAATGCCAAAGGTGCCGTTCTCCTGCCCCCAGCGCTCCACGAATTCCTGCGCGTTGTAGGGGTCGTAGCCAAACGCCCGCACGTCGTACTGGTTCTGCTGCACGAAGTTATCAAGGTCTTCATACACCTGCATCATGTCCAGCACCGTGCCGTCAAATACGAATAGTGTCCCCTCTTTCATGAACTCTTCGTACTGGTTTCTCCGGCTCACGGGCAGCTGGCTCAGGGTGTAGCTGGTAATGTAGTCCCTCGTCTTTACCCCAAAATATCCGCTTGAAAGCGGAAACAAAAACGTAAACGCACAAAAATCATCGCCCATGCTCAGGTCCGCGCCCATGGCGCATGGCATCTGCCAATAGCTTCTCGGTCGGTGGCAAAGGGTCTCCTCATATGGGAAAAAGAATGTGTAACCCTCCATCGGCAGGTTGAAGCGCTTTGCAAGGATGTCATTCCGAGCACTGGGCGATTTTTCGGCTCGTTCCACGTCCAGCTGGTAGGTCTCGTAGCTTACGGTCTTGCCCAGGTTCGGGTTTGCCTTCAGCCACATCTCCGGCTGACCAACTTCCTCAATGCTGTCCAGCTTGTAGTACCAGATGGAAACGTGTGGATTGATGTACTCCCCCTTCAGGATGCTCAGCAGCTCCATTTTGATGTCGTCGCCGCATCCGTTGCGCACCGTGCCCTCGCTGCTTGCCGCAACGATCAGGTAGTTCTCGTTTTTCGCCGCGCCCTGCTCAATGGCACCAATGGGGTCTTCTCGGATGTCACAGCTCAGCCATTCGTCCACGGTCGCCACCGTGTCGCGCCTGCCCTGCAGCTTTTCAATGGTCATGGGGCGCACTTCCAAAAGGCTGTTGGTCACAAAGTTCTCAATGCCTTTTTTGGTACTTGCCATCTTCACACGGTCTGCTTTCGCGCCAGTGGTGTTCTGCAGGCTGCCATCGGTCATGAACTTCAGCACCGGCCCCTTTGCCCGTGCCAACGCAGTGCGGAAGGGTGCCAGCACTTCATCGGCCTGCTTCATAGTAGGCGCTGTGGTCAGCTGCTGGGTGGTGTTCGTGTTGGCGGTCATAAAGTACGCCTGCAAAAATTCCAGGTACATGGTCTTTGCGGCCGAACGTGTGATGATAAGATACTGCTTCGTCACCAGCCGCTTCTTTATGCGCTTGGTCTCGTAGTGTCCGCCTGCCCCGTGGGGGTTCGGCACATACACGCTCCGCTCCACAAAGTAGTACCAGCCAAAGATCTGTTCTGCCCACAGCTTAAAGCTGTCCAGCATCTTCACATCGCCGCCGTCAGTCAGGGTCAGCTCGTCCTCGCAGAACGCGATAAAGCCGTTGATGGCCTTATCGTCATAGTAGATGCCCGGGTTTGCGATCAGGTCGTCGATCCGGTTCATCTCCATGCTGATCTCTCTGCAAACGGGGATCTTCCCGCGCATCACGGCCTCCCGGAACCGGCCGTAGTAGATCGGCGTCGCCGTGTTCGAGAGTGCCATTTTGATTTTTCAGCTCCTGTTTTTATTTCTCAGTCTCTGCTGCGTTGGCCTTTTCGGTCAGCATCTCGGTCAGTTCTGCGTACTGTTCATCGGTCAGCTTGTTGGCAGCATAGAAGATATCCAGCTTCTTTGCCATACCGGCGGTCTGGCCGCGCTCGATCATGCGTTTGCAGGTGTTATAAAGTGCCATAGTAGTCCTTCCTTTCTGTTCATGCGGTTGTTTCATCATCGGTCACGCCCAGCTCCAAAAGAGTCAGGCGGTAATCCTGGTCAAGGTTCAGCGCGTCGGCATCGGCCAGAGCGGCCTGAAGTGCCGCCACCGTCTCCGGCAGCTTGTCCTTTGCTTCCTGCTTTTTGCGCTCTTTTTCCCGCGCGGCCAATTCTTCTTCCGTATAGCGGATGTACCGCTGCACCGGCACCTGTTCGGTCCATGCGGCCTGCGCAGGCACGCCTGGCACATCGATGACCTTCCGCACATCCCTGCCGCCGCCGGGATACTCCGTTACGGTCTCGTAGTGGCTCACTTCCTCCACGCCTTCCACGGCGGGGTGCTCCACTGGCTCGGTGTCGTCCACCAGATACCCAAGCGTCAGGTCAGGGTTTTCAATGGCTGCACCGTTCTCGTCAATGATCTTCATGGTTCAAAACCTCCTTTCTCAGGCCACGCGCCGCCAGATGTGCACATAGTAGGCGGCAGGCTGCACGGTGGCGCTGCGGCCGTAGATGGCATTAGACTTGGATGCATCCAGACTGAACTTATATACATCAGAAAAGGAATTGTATTCGCCCGTAGATGCGATCACGTTGCCGGCAGTGAATGCGCCGGATACCTTATGTTCACCCTTTTTTACATCCGCGACAAAAGAGCCTGTGATGTTCGGCAGTCCGGCCTTTACTGTGGTGCCCGCTGCGTGGCTGCTGCTGGCACCCATCAGCACGCGCTCCGATGCGATCTGCTCCCATGTGCCGCCAAACAGGGCGGCAGGGCTGGTGGAGTTGGTGCTCTGGTAGATGCTGCCCACCGGGTAGGCAGACAGGCCGCTGGACGCAATGGCCTGCCACGTCCCATCCCCGCGCAAAAATTTACCCTGTGCACCGGCTGCAGGTGCAGGCACAAGGCCCGCTTTGCCAGCCGCGCTGGCAGTGGCGGCGGTCATGTTGGCGTAAGTGTGGTCAGTAAAAACGGCGTTGGCCGGTACATCCTTGCCCAGCGAGTAAGTGCAGGCCACCGGCTTGCCTCCGCTGATGTATACCGGTTTCGTCGCACTGCCCGCGGTTGCGGTATCGAGTTTGACGGCACTGTTGGCCGAGCCGCCCGCAGAACCGGAACCGGCATAGTTGTGGGTGTGGCTCTTGGCCGCAAACACAGAGCCTGCCTTGCTCTTGATGTAGGTCCACAGCGCACTCATGGGCCGACGGTGGTAGGTGGTCGTTGTGCTTCCGCCGCCGGCATATTGGGATACATAGTAATCTGCATCCTGCGGGGTGTCTCTGCCCGTGCTCAGCGTGTTGATGAGTGCGCTCAGATCGTGGGTGTGGGTCTTATCGGCCTTTTTCTCCAGCGCGTCACCGGTGGCCTTTGCATCGGCAGGAGCATCGGGGATGGACAGTGTCTTGTCCGTTCCGGCCCGTGTCCCGGCAAGCTCTGCGGCATCCTCTGCGGCTTTCTGAGCCTTTTCTGCGCCTTTCTGAGCCTTTTCTGCCGCCTGACGGTTGGTGGATGCTTCACCGGCCTTGGTGGAGGCGGTGGAAGCGCTCCCCGCAGCGGCGGTGGCCTGCTGGGTGGCGGTTTCTGCCGCAGCGGTGGCTGTCCTGGTGGAGTTGGCCACGTCGTTCAGGGCTGTGGTGCGGACCCGTGCGATATCCTGCAAGGCGGCGGTGTGCTCCGTTTTCGTGTCCTGCAGGGCCTGCTGGGCGGCAGTCTCGCTGGTCTTGGCGTTCTTCTCGCTGGCGGCGGACTTGATCTCGCTGCTCTTGGCGGCGGCAGCACTGGTCTCGGCCGCAGCGGCGCTGGTGGTGGCTTTCTCCTCCAGTGCGTTGATGCGCTCCCTGGCAGCGGCCAGCAGCTCGTCGGTGGGGATGCCGGTCACGCCGTCCCGCACGATGCCGCAGAGCTTCTCGTCCAGCCGTGTGTCGGTGATTTGGCCGGTGGTGACGGCGGTGGAGCCTGCCGGGCGGGTAATCTCGGCAAGGCAGAGGTCGTAGATCAGCTCAGTGCGGGAGATGGCCGGGGCCGTGGGTGTGCTGGATGCCGTGCCCTGCAGCACCTGCAGGCTGGCGGCTCTGGCACCGGCATCATAGCGCATGACGATGCGGTCGATGCGGGGGAGAGACGGGTCGGCCAGCGGCAGGGTCAGGGTGTCGGCCTCCCGCTTTGTGATGGAGTAGCCGGTGAAACGGCTGGGGTGCACCCAGCCACGGCCCGCGCCCACGGTGACCTTCAGCCCGTCTGCGGCTGTCACCGGGAAGTCCTCAGCGGAGCTGAACACACCGCTGGTGAGGCCCGCAAGGTAGGCCGCCACGTCTGCGGCATCGAAGTCGTAGCCGTCGGCGGGGTATAAAACGATTTTGCTCAAAAGATCATCTCCTTACAGCTTGCGCCAGACCGGTGTGCCCAGCCGCGCGGTGCGGGTGGTGCTGTCGCTCTGGCTTTGGGTGATGACATCGGCCACCCGGACGGTGGCCTTGTAGCCCAGCTCCGGGATGGTGCAGAAGGCCACGTCGCCGGGGGAAAGCCCCTCGGCATCGATGGTCAGCTCAATGGAGCCGGTGCGCAGCTGTTCCAGCAGCTTGTTGGTGCCCCGGGCCATGAGCCGCTCGAGGTAGGCTTCGCTCTTGTTGCTCTCGCCCTTTTCCTCGTCCGGCTGCACGTCCCGGGCATCCACATAGAGCTCCCGCCGGTCGGCTCCGGTGGCATCCGTCAGGCCCACGGTCACGGTGGCCCGGGCATCGCCCTCACCGGCCCCCTGAACAACGGCAACGTTGGCATAGTCGCTGTCCCCAAAGGCCCAACTGGCCCCGGTCAGGTTGCCCCACTTGGTACTGAACCTGTTGTTGGGGTCGGCGGTGGGCCGGTAGACCTCGAACAGCAGCTTCTTATCTGCGTTCTTGCCTGCCAGCCGTACCCGGAAGCCTAGGTCGCAGGCCGCGCCGATGGTCATCAGGTAGTCTATGATGCTGCCGCCGGAGGTCTGTGCGGTGTAGGTGGTGTCAAAGCCCACCAGCTCTCCAAGCTCCAGCTTGGGCCACGGCTCCATGGAATTGACCAGCCTGCGCATGGCCTGCTCCGCGTTCTCGCTCTTCACGATGACGGTGCAGACCCGCTTGGTGAAGATCCACGTTCCCGGGAAGCCGGTGACCACTAGATTGCTGTCGGTGTTCTCGTTGCTCCGGTGGCAGATGCGCATGGGCACGTCGCTGTCACTGCGGCGCAGCCAGCGGCCCTCCCGCAGCAGGGACAGGTTCTCTTCGGTGGGTCTGACTTCGAGGGTGAACTCACCCTCGGTGTTGTAGGGCTCGTCCCAGTAAAGGCTCACCCAGACCTCCACCCGGCCCAGCCGGGCAAGGGTCGTCTCATCCAAAACATCCAGCGTCATGCAATCACCTCCGGCAGAATGCCTGAAACCATGGGATAAAATTGCACCGTGACCTGCAGGAGGGTCTCGCCGCTGTCGGCGGTGGCCTTGAGCAGGTTGTCTCCGGGAGCCAGCTCCAGCAGGTCGCTGTCCTCGTCAAGCAGGGAGAAGATGTTCTCCTCCGTGCCGTCCTCTGTCCGCTTGACGGCCAGCTTGTCGGTGGTGGTGCGGTAGATCTCGATGACCTGCCCCGGGGTCAGGGTGGTCAGGATGCGGATGCTCTGGCCCGTGATGATGTTCAGCACGCAGGGGTTGACCACCGCACCGTCACTTTTGAGGGTGGCCGTGAAGGGTACAGCCAGCGCCCCGGGGTTGACCGCGTTCTGCCAGCCAAACGAGGTGCGCACGCCGAACCGGTGGGGCTTGGAGTAGTTGACCGGCAGCCTGAAGCTGGGCACAAAGCCGTTGATGCAGAAGCTCTGAGCGGTCAGATCGTACCAGAAGGGCTTCGGGCAGAAGAACATCATGTCAAGGACCGGGTATGGGTGGATGCTCTTTGTGTAGGGGGTCTTGGAAAGCACAAAGCGGCAGAAATACTTGTCCTCAAAGTACATGGTGCCGCTGGTGAAGTAGGGGAGTTTTTCCAGCAGCAGGGCGGCATCCGCATCGCCGTGGGGGCTGTGGCAGTGGATGATGAGTTCACGGCTCACCCCGGCCACGCTCTGTTTCTCCACCGTGTTGCCGATCTGGTTCACGCCCTGTGCGGTCTGCAGATCTACGTTCACACCATTGATGGGATCGAGGGAGTAGGGCGTGCCGTAGTCCCACCCGATGTCGAGAGCGGCCCCGGCATCCGTCACGAGCCGCAAATGGTCTTTGCGAAATGGCATTCAGAGCCCTCCTTTCATCGTTTCTGGGCCTTGGCCCGGTCGGCTTCCCAGCGTGCTTCCCGCTGGAGGTCTGCCGCCGTCTGGGCCTTGCTGTAAATGTTCTGGGTGATGTTGGTGTCGCCCTCCCGGTGGTACTGGTTGGCGGCTGCGGCCACCTTTGCCGTGCCGGAAACGGCCACACTGCGAGAGATGGCCATGTTGTCCGACAGCACCAGACTGTCTGCCTGCCGCACCATCTCGGCCAGCTTGCTGTTTGCGGCCAGCAGGGCCTCGGTGTTGTCCCGGATGGCATCGGTATTATCCTTATCCGGCGTAGTCCCGGGGGTGCCGGGGTCCGTCGAGGCATCAGGCTTCTCCGGCTCGGCGGGGGTGCCGGGCTTGTATTTTTCTTCCAGGTCTCGGAGGGTCTTTTCGTAGTCCAGCTGCAGCAGTTCCCGCTCAAGGTCGCCCATCCGCAGGGTGTTCTCGGCCTCGACAAGCTGCTTTTCCAGATCCGCCAGCGCGGTTGCATCGGCAGCAGTCTTTTTGCCGATCTGCGCCGACTGCTTCTTGTACTCGGCATCCAGCAGTTTCTTTTCGAGGTCGGCAACGGATTTTTTATAGTCCGCAGCAGCCACGGCCTTTTCGGCATCCAGCATACCGGGGTCATCCTCGGTAAGCTTCGCCCGGGCAAGTTCGGCAGCCTTTTTAGCGTACTCGGCATCCAGCTGCTTTTTCTCGGCATCGCCGGACTGACGGGCATACTCCGCATCCAGCTCGGCCTGCTCCTGCTTGGCGAGGCGGGCGTTCTTGCGGTCCTCACGCTCCTTCTGGATCTTCTTGGCATAGTCCCATGCGGGGTTGGACACATAGTCGATGTGGCCGCCCCAAAGCTGTGCGACGAGATTGTAGGCACCGATCAGCGTATTGATCTCGATGACAAACTGCTCCACAAACAAGCCAAGGACGTACATCAGGCCCTCAAAAATGTAAGACATGAAATCGGCCACGCCCGACCATACATCGTTCATGCCGTTTGCGACGTTTTTGTTTGTGCTGGCAAAGTTGAGCAGTGCGCCCACCAACATGCCGATCAGAGAAATCACCAGCAGGATGGGGTTGGCATCCATGGCAACGTTAAGCCCCTCCTGCGCACCGGTGGCCGTCGTTGCAGCGGGCACGAACTTTGCAACCAGACTGGATGCAAGAGCTGCCAGCTTGTTGCCAACGCCGGACAACGCATTGCCGAGCTGGTCCAGCGCACCCTGCGCGATGGCTGTGATCTGCTCCCTCTGTTTATCCGTGCACGCCTGCCAGAAGTAGGAGGCCGCCCAGAAGCCCAGCTGTTCCAGATCGCCGTTTTTCAGCGCATTGGCAAGGGTCTTGATGGCACCGACCGCGTCGGTCTGGATGTCCTTCTTGATGCTCTTCCAGCCATCTTCCAGCTTGGTGCGCAGCTGAGTGGTCAACAGCTCTCCGGCACTGGCATACTGCGGTCCGGCATCCTCAATGGTCTTGACCGTGGTCTCCACACCGTCGGCGGTCTTGGTGGTCACGGTCTTGACGGTGCGCTCTACGCCCTCGATGACCTCGGTGCCGGTGCGGGTAGTCACGGTGGACACCCGCTCGCTGCCATCAGTCAGGGTCTCGGTGGTCTTTTCCACCGTGACCTGCGCACCGCCCACGATGCTGGTTTGGGTGTCCTTGACCGTGGTCTGTACGGACACCTTGACGTCCTCCATGGTCTGCTTGACAGTCTTGGTGCCGTCCGCAGCAACCTCTGTGATGGTCTTGACATCCTTCAGCACACCATCCACCATCTGCCGGGAAGTCTCGGTGATGGTCTGTTTCTGCTGCTTTTTGCCGTTGGACAAGGTCTCATTGACCGTTTCCACCGTCCGGGTCACGCCGTCCTTTACGGTGGTCGTGGTGTCCGAGATGGATTTGACTACAGTGGCAGTGGCCTGCTTGGTGGCCTTTGCGGCCTTACCCGCATTGTTTGTGATGATGCCGGTTGCGTTCGTGGATGCGGCTGCAGCAGCTTCGGCCGCGGCCTTTTCCTCCTGCGCCTGCTTCACACGTTCATCGTGGAGCTTTTGGCGGCGGGTGCGGTCGGCATCGGTGACGGTGCTGCCCTTGCGGGAAGGTACATCTGTGGTTTCCTCGGTGATGCCGGAAACAGCGGCATTGCTGGCCGTGCCAACGAGGTTGGCAATCAGGCCGGACACCCACGAGGTGAGCTTGCCCCACATGCCTGCAATGCCGTTGATGATGCCCTGAACGATGTTCTCACCAATATGACCGAACTCGTCCATGTTTCCGTCCCAGACACCCACCAGCTTTGCTACGCAGGCGAGGGCGGCTTCGGCCAGATTTTCGATGCTGCGGATGATACCGTCCACCAGCGTGGTCAGCATAGTTGCACCGCACTTGAGGATGTCCGGCAGGTGGGCGATCAGGGCAGCTGCCCATTTGGCAATCAGGCCAGCCGCCGACGTGATGAGCTGGGGCAGTGCTGCGGTGATGCCGGTGATAATACTCTCAACGAATTGGACACCCTTATCCATGATGTCGTCAGCGTGGTCGCCGAGGTAGTTCACCAGCTCGGAGATAATGCGTGCTGCGCAGACGATCAGCTCCGGCAGGTTGTCGATGATGCCCTGCGCCAGAGTGCCTAGCACTTCGCCTGCGGTGTCCAGCATGGCAGGCATGGCGTTGGTCAGGCTCTGGGTCAGCTGAGTGATGATCTCCACGCCGGTCTGCATCAGGCCGGGCAGCTGTGCCGCGATGCCTGCCGCCAGATCGGAGATGATCTCTCCGGCAGCGGCCAGCATAGCTTCCGGCCCGCCCTCAGACAGGGCAGTGGTCAGGGTGCTGATGCAGTCGGTGCCCCACTGAGCAACATCGCCCAGAGTAGGCTCCAGCGAATCATACAGGGTGATGCTGAAGTTCTGGGCAGCCGTCTGCATGGTCTCCACCTTGTGCTGAAAGGTGTCGGTCATGGTCTCGTAGGCGGTCTCGGTAGCGCCTGCGCTGTTCTGCATCTGGCTGAGCACATCGTTGAAATGTTCAGCGCCGCCGGATGCCAAAGACAATGCGCCGGTGCCTGCTTCCACACTCGACCACAGACCTGCAAAGGCAGTGCTGCTGCCGCCGACGCTCTTATACAAGATCTGGAGAACGTCGCCCAGGCTCTTGCCCTCAGCATTCAGCTGAGCAAAGCTCTTGCCAGTCTGTTTCTGCAAAATTTTGCCGACAGTAGAACCGGCATCGCCCAGTTCGTTGAGCATGGACTTGGTGTAGGTGGTGGCTTCTGCCGTGGCAATACCATTTGCGGTCATGACGGCCAGACCACTGGACAGATTTTCGACGGTCACGCCATACGCTGCAGCCAGAGGAATGACCTTGCCCATGCTGGACGAAAGCTCATCCACGCTGGTTTTGCCCAGATTCTGGGTGGTCAGCAGCACATCCGATACATGGATGGCCTGATCTGCACTCAGGCCATAGGCATTCAGCGCGGTGGTCAGGATATCGACCGCCGAACTGCTGGAAGTGAAGCCAGCAGCAGCCAGCTTGGAAGCCTGTCCGGCAAAAGCTACGGCGTTTGCCGTGTCCTGTCCGGCACTGATGGCCTGATAGGCTGCTTCGGCAATGTCTGCAGCGGCAACGCCCATGCTGCCGGATGTATCAAGGATCTGCTTGTTCAGATCGCCCACAGAGACCTTGCTCGTGTCGGCGATGGTGCTGACCTTGGCAAGGGCTGTCTCGAACGATGCACCAATATCGACCGAGGAAGTCACCAGCTCGGCCATTTTGCTGCTGGCCGATTTTACAAAGTCAGCAATCAGATTACCAGCAGCCACCGTCATGCTGGAAATGCCATTGGTAAAACCGCTGGTATCCAGTTTGGTGTTGCCGGTGATCGAATAATCGAATGCCACTTGTGTCCACCTCTCTCCATTCCAAAAGAGCGCGGGCACAAGGGCACAGGCTGTTATAACTTGATTTCTACCTCCCGCTTACAGGCGGGATTTTTGCATTTGACCCACACACCGTGAGCGCTGGCGGAAGCTTCTGCCCAGGCAGGCAGCGGCTTGCTGCAATACGGGCAGCGCACCGGCACGCGGGTACTGTCCTCAGCGGAACCGCGCGAGGAATGCGGCATCATGCTGCTGCGGGGTAACATCGCGCGCACCTCCTTTCAGCTCCGGCGGCAGGGCGTACCGCTCCTTTGCCGCTTCGTATCGCTGTCGGGTTGCTGGGTCCATCTCGCTGGTATCCGTGGTGCGGATCTGCAGGATCTGCGACAGCGCGGTCTCCTGAGGCAGTGCCTGCATCAGCGCCATAAAACGCCACCAGTGCACCTTGTCAATGGTCAGATTGATGCCGTAGGCCTGCTGGAATGCGCCAAGAACATAGGCTGCATCGCAGTGGTAGTCCAGCGTGATCTCACCGGCACCGGCATCGGCCTCCGGCGGCTCTCCACCGGGAGCGTCGTCCGCACAACCGCGGAAAAAGCGCATCAGGGACGCAAAAGCATCCGGCAGCTGCG